CGAACGAAGTCGGCGATGTCCTGGTGCGTCATGCCCTGCTCAAGCAGACGTAAAAGCTCGTCAGTTGCGGGCAGGACTCTCGGTGCTGGCATCGGACCTCCTTCGGCGTAGACGCAACGTAGCACTGGGCGTCGGAGAGTAACAACTGCGACATGTTGCGATGGCGTGTTGCGACAAAACGGACACTACTCAGGGGCCAAAAAACTGGGTATCCTTGCAGGTCACAGCCCTATACGAAGTTGTTCCAGACATGACACTAGGATGCCAGTGACATGTTGCGAACAACGGAACGGAGACCGCATGGCAAGCAAGGTCAGGCTCAACGAAGCGGCTACCGCTTACCTAGATCACTGCCGTCTGTCAGCCGCCCTGGAGAGCGGGACGGTTCGTGCCTACAAGAGCGCCCTCGATGCTCTCGAAGCATCTGTGGGTAATATCGAAGTTGCGCGACTGACCCCAGCCCACGTCGGACAGACGTTCGCCAAGCGTCAGTGGTGTGCCTCAACTCGCAACAGTCGTCTCGCTCAGTTCAAGGGGTTCTTCAGTTGGTGCAGGGCGGTTGGTCTCATGCATAGGGACAGCGACCCGACCTTCGGTATCAGGAATGCTAAAGTTCCTGAGCTGGAAAGGTTGCGCATTCCTGTTGCCGAATGGCCTCGCCTTTTCAACGCTTGCACACACCCACAAGAAACCATTGTGCTGGCAACGGGTTTGTTCTTGTTCCTGCGTGCTTCAGAGCAGAAGCGCATTCAGTTGAAGCACATCAGCCTCATGACGGATGAGATAACCATCTACCGAATCAAGAACAAGCACCAAGATGTTATGCCCATCAGTTTCGAGTTGGGCGGCTACCTGCGTCAGCACCTTACCTACCTCGCTGAACATGGCTTCACCGACCCTGAGAACTACCTCATCAGCGGGCGCAAACAGTTGGCTCGAAACAGCAAGATGCAGTTCATTGGCGGCACGGGTGCGCTCGATGCAACTAAGCCTCTCTACGCACCCCACGTTGTTGTTCAACGCATCATGGCGAGGGCGGGTTATCCCGTCCTGAAAGAAGGTGAACACACGCTTAGGCGCTCAGGGGCGCGTGCCTACTTCGACCAACTTGTTGAGAACGGCTACGACGGTGCTCTCAAGCGTGTCCAGTCGATGCTCGGGCACAGGAACGCCAGTTCGACGGAGCGATACATCGGGTTGAATCCTGAACGACTCGCCCGCAACCGAGACCTCCGAGGCAAGCCGATGTTCCCTGTCCAGGATGCGAAGGTCATCCCGATTCGTAAGGAAAAGTGATGGCTGTTCAGACTGTCAAGGTGTGCGACTTTGATGGAGGGGCTTGCGGGAAGCCCGCCAAGTCCTACAGGCTGTGGCGTGACGGTGACAGCAAGGCATCAGCAGTCGACTTGTGTGAGGAGCACGCCGCACCGCTAGAAGCCGTCATGGGGGTCGCCGAGGCCATCGAGCTGCCGGCCAAGCCTCGTGTCCGCATGGAGGTCACGCCGCTGCGTGCCACCGCAAAAACCCGTTCGCTGAAGAAGGAGTGAAGCCGTGGGTAGACGGCTGAAGGCATCTGATCCAACGAAGGCAACACGACACAAGCCCGCCGATGTGGACGTTCGCAACGTTGCACACCCTCGCGTCTGGGCGACTGCAATCAGCCTGGCTGGTGGCGACAAGTCACGGGTCACGGTGGAGACGTTTGGTCGGGTCGAAGTCCTCGTCCTAGAGACTCCCCCCGCAGAGGACTGACACCCCTCCAAACGACAAGACCCCCCTTCCTCAAACCTTCGGGTCTGGGGTTGGGGGGTCTTGCTCTTGGTTTAGTGAGGCCAGTTCGGGTGAGCGACGGCCACGACACAACTATACGGTCTCGTGCGGTAGTAAACGCCGTCCTTCGTATTGCCTTCAATCGTGTGGAGTTGCTTGAGCTTCAGGTTGTTGCTCATCACTAGCCCCACATGTTGAGGCGTTCTGCCTCCGTCGAAGTTCATGAAGGCCAGGTCGGCGATGCCGGCCGAAGTGTTCGGGACGATGCGTTTATGGTTCGTGAACCAACGCAACCCAGCAACACAACCAGCGAAGCCCTTAGGAGATTCCGCCGCGACCAGATTGGCAACGCCCGCCTTCCAATAACAGTAAGAGACGAACATGGCGCACCAGGCTTCATGGTTCAAGCCATACCATTGCCCGAACATAGTGTCGTTGTTGGGGCCTTCCTTGTAATGCTTGTCAGCGAAGGTTGCCCCGATGGCGGTAACGTCTTTAGGCGTCGGCGTCGACATCCACCTTCACCATGAGTCCAGGGAAGAGAGGCTGACCGTTGTTCAGGGTGTAGAGTTCGCCGGCCTTGTCGAAGCCGGTCTCGCCCTTGCCCTTGAGGAGTTCACCTAGCGAGGCGTAAGTGTCCTGCTCACCGATGATGTACCAGCCGAGAGGGGTTGCTGGTCGCTCGAACTCAGTGCCCTCCTGGACGATGCCGTCGGCGTCAGCGTCTACCGCGTCGACGTTCAGAGTGTTCTTAGCCATGTTGCTCCTACTTCTTAGGGGTTGCTGGGGTTGCTTCAGCGGCTTCGCTGTCCTGTGTCTTCTTCAAGGTGACGACCTGGGCGAACGCTGCATTGATTTCGTCTCGGCTCAACTTGCCGTCCTCAAGGAACGCGATCGCTAGGCGTTCAACGACCTTGGCAACTGCAAGCAAGCCACCCATCACGGCACTCAGCCAGACAGGGATGTTCTCGCCCGTCAACGAACCGGCGAGGCTACCCGCACCGATAACGCCGAGAGCCGAAGCCACGAACGTGGCGACGATGCGCATCATCACATTTCCAGTCAGACGCATGATTAGGCCTCCTTGCCAGTCATCAACTTCAACGGGTCAATCAACTTCTCGTAAGGAGCCAGGTGACCGTTCTTTACCTTGGCGGCACCCATGTGCAGGTGAGCGCCAGTCGAAGCCGAACCGCTAGGAGTGTTCTTTCCGCCACCGACACGACCGACAGGCTGACTGAGCTTGACCTCAGCACCAACTTCGAGGCTCTTAGGCTTCTGCGCCAGGTGGCAATACTGCAAGAACACTCCGTCCTCGCCCTTGATTTCCACAACGTTGCCCAGAACGTCCGACCAGAAAATCTGGGTGACTACGCCAGCGGTTGCAGCGGGAATGACAGTGTTCTCGGCTGGGTGCCAGTCCATTCCACGGTGTGGGTGCTTACGGTAGGACGCCATGTTGCCGAACTCGTCGCCCCGTAGGCTCTTGTCGAAAGGCTCTTTGTAGACTGCCATCGGTTCTCTTTCTTTATTCTCGGTTGCGTAGTGGGAATGTTGCTACCCATACGACCAGGCTGGCGATGATGCACCAACCCACTACTTCCTTGGCGCTGCCTTCGAGGACAATCCAGGCGACGAACATGCCGAGGAGCGTCCACAACTGTCCGATCAGGTCGTTGAAGAGTTTCATTCTGGTTTCCTTCTAGCGGCCTGACTGGTGCTGCTGCTGGCGGCAGCGGCGAGGGTTGATGCTGTGCCGGCGATTTGGGTGACTACGACGGCGGCGACTACTTCCTTCTTGGCGCGTTCACGGACTTCGGGGGTCATGTCTGCGCCGACGTTGCCGATGGCGTTGAAGGTGTCGACCAGGGCGACGACTGCTCCACCGATGACGGGCAGTTCGGCGATGGCGGCAGGGACTTCGATGTCGTCCTTCTGGGCTTCTTCCATGAGTTGGGCTAGGACTTCGGCCTTGCTCTCTGGGGCTGGCTCAGGTGTCGGCTCAGGTGTCGGCTCGGGCGTCGGTACTGGGTCTGGAGTGACGACCGGCACGGGTTCAACGACAGGCGGGGGAGTGACAGGCACATCCACCGGTACTGGCTCAACGACGGGCACGGGCTCGACGGTTGGTTCTGGTGTCGGCTCGACCACGGGGTCAGGAGTCGGCTCGGGTGTTGGCTCGGATTCGACTACAGGCACAGGGTCTCGCGTCAGTTCGGGCTCGACCACAGGCGGCTCTGGCTCGGGAACCACAACAGGCTCTGGCTCGACCACAGGGACGGGCTCAGGCACTACCACAGGAGGCTCTGGAACGACCGCTGGAGGCTGTTCCACCACGGGGGCGGGTGCTGGTGGGGTCGGCACAGGTTGAGGCTCTGGAGCGGGCTCTGGCTGAGGGGCTGGAACGGGCTCTGGAGACGGCTCAACGGTCGGCTCTGCGGTCACCGAGGGAGTCGGGTCAGGCTCAATCGCTGGCGGAACCTCCACACGGACTTCAGCCGTAGCGGGTTCTTCCACGCGGACATCGACACTCGGCTCTGGAGTCGTCGTCGGCACAGGGTCAACGGTCGGCTCGGGCAGAGGTTCGACAGTCGGCTCAGGTGTCGGGTCAACCGTAGGTTCAGGGCTCGGCTCAACCGTCGGCTCAGGAGTCGCCTCGACAGTTGGTTCAGGAGTCACAACAGGTTCAGGCACAACCACAGGCGCGGCCTCAACCGAGAAACGGTCAGCCGGCACCAGGTTGAAACCAGTCGAATCCGTAGCGAAGAGATAGTTACAAGCTCCGCCACCATACTCGTAGAACCAGACGTCAATCGGGGCGCTCACGCCAGCCTGGAACTCATACGCTCCAGAGCCGCCAGAGCAACCCTTTAGCGACCAGTTGTCGATGACGCTCTGACCACCAATGCTCATGAGGAAGCCATCGTCAGCAAGCGACTGGAAGATGACTATCTCGCCGGTGGGCCAGGTGATAAAGCCGTGATAGTGGGCTAGGACGAAATCGCCACCGCACCCGAACACGTCGCTGTCGCCCCAGTCTTGGCTGATGTCGGCAACGGAAGTGGTGAGGCAGTAAGTGGCAGGGGCTGGGTCAGGCAGGTTCGATGGATCATAAGTGTAAACATCGACGGTTAGGCCTGGGGTGTCAGCGTGAGCGGCGTCCGCGAAGAGGAGTGGACTGAACAGCAGCCATAGCATTGAGAGACTTATGGCTAGTCTCTTGACGTTCCCCCGACGCAAGACTTACCCCATGAGTCGGGCGATACCCGCTCCAACGCTTCCCGAGGCGAGGGCGATACCGATGACTGCCCAACGGAACTGCTCCAGGGTGCGGATGCGTTTCTCGTGGTCGAGGACGTTGCGCTCTGTCCAGGTGATGTGGTTGGGGAGGCGCTCGTTCAAGATGGTCACCTGTCTGGTGAGTTCAAGGATTTGCTCCTCCACGGTTAGAACCCGATTGCGGCGGTTACCTCGTCGACCGAGAGTCCAGCAGCGTCAGCTAGGGCGGCAAGGACGGCAGCCTTCTGAGCGGCCTTGGCTTCTGCCTCTGCCTCACGGGCTAGACGCTCTGCCTCGTAGGTTTCGGCTTGTGCCTGAAGTTCAGCGACCTCGGCGTTAGTGAGCTCGATTTCTGAGACTTCGCCGGTCTCGCAGTTCACTTCGATGCGGATTGGGTTAGCCATGATGTTTCCTTACTTGATTCCGTAGAGGCTGGCGGTGGAGTATTGGGCAAAAGCCGTGGCGAGAGGACAAGTCAAACTTAGGCCAGTAATAGCAGACGTCTGCGCCCATAGATTCGCCCAAATGGCGATTTCATTATTGGTTGCGTTTGTTTCAGCAACAGAGTCGCTGTTAAAAGCCTTGTTCGCAGTGCCAGCGTAATTTGGAATGTAGATCTGACCACTAGAAAATGTGTTAGCGGTGGCGGTGCCACCGTTGCTGTAGGCAGACCATTCATTCGTGCCACTACCACTATTTGCACCGCCGCCAGCACCGCTTTCTAGATGTCGCCAAGCACGATTTGTAGAGACGCCATTGATTTTGAAACCTAGAGGACTAGTAGGGTCGGAAGAGCGATTGTCGCGCAGCGAATAGACCAGCAGGAGGTCGGTAAACGAACCGCTGATACTAGTGAAGTCAATGCTCGCCGCGCCACCTGCACCTACGGTCACGGTACTAATAAGTGTGTAAGCCATTACGCAAGCACCCCGTACAGATAGAAAGACGAACCAGCGGCAAAGTTTGAGCCGGTGTAAGTAGTAAGCGTTATTGAAGTGATAGCAGCGCTATTCATCCATCGGTTTCCTTGAGCAAAGGCCTCAGTCGTCGCACGACTATTACGAGTCAGCCAAGGCTTGTGCTTATCGGTGGCACTATAGTCGAGAAAATCCAGGGTCATCACGCCAACATCGGTCGAAGCCGACGTTGAAATCGGAATCGTGCCTTGAACAATGTTGCTACTAGTGCCAGAAGATGAAGCGGTCGAACCATCACCATACATCTGAATACGCGCGTAGTTTGCACCTGTGTCGCCGTTTAAACTTACGCTCACATAGTCAGTGGAAGAACCTGAAGAGCGAGCCACTATTACCAACCGCAAGTCCCTATAGGTCTGCGGCAACGTTCCGCCTGAGCCAAACGTGACGGCTGCTGCCGCTGTGCCTAGCGTCTGCGAACTAATCAAAACATGACCGTTAGCCATTAGCCTCTCACCCCGTACAAACTAAAACGACTGCCAACGTTCATTGCGCCGGCTGTGATTCCCAACTCAATTGAAGTGACGGCACTTGTCGAATACCAGGCACCCGAATCAAGAGCAACAATGTTCACACCAGTACGGCCATAAAACGAGCGCACCGTCTTGTTCTTTACAGTGCTGAACGGGTCGAGGATGTCCACGATTGACGGCGTAAAGATAGTGCCGTAACTGGAAGCCAGGACGGGGTTGACGGTAGCAATGTTCGCACGCGAAGTCGAATAGTCGGGAGTTACAGAACCACCAGCGCCGTAGAGCGAGTGCCAGGAGTAGTTGTTGCCAGAGTCGGTGTTGAACGTCATGAAGATGTTGGCGTTGGCAGATGTTCCCTGGGCCACAATCCTGAGCTGAAGGTGCTTGTACTTGGAGGCGGGTAGTGAGTTGAAGGTGACGGATGTCGAAGTCGAACTCAAGAGTGTGGTGCTAATGAGTTCGAAGTCGTACTTAGCGCCCGCACCCAGGAAACCGAGTGGAATGAGCGACATGTTTAGGCCACGTTTCCAATCAGGCGGTACTGGCCCGAGGCCACGCACTCAACCGTTGCGGCAGCGTACTGACCAGCAGTCTTGGTTGCTGAACTGAAAGCCTGAAGAGTTACACCCGAACCAGCAGCGAAAGTGATCTGGCCCGAGCCGTCCTGAAGGAAGTCAATGCGCTCGCCGACAGCCAGCACGTTGGCGATGGTGACGGTGATTGCCGAACCAGTCGAGCGGATGGTCGAGAACTTGTCGCCGGCAACGATGGTGTAGTTGGCGGACTTGTCCTGGACCGGGGTCGAGAACCAGCCCTGACCCAAGAAGGTGCGAGCGTCGGTGACGTTACCGCTAGAGATAGTTCCAGTCGCAGCCGCTACAGCAACGTAAGCAATCGGCAACTGGTAGACGGCCGAGTCGGTCTGAGTCAGCGTCGGGGCTACAGGAGAAGCGGCAGCAGTACCAGCCACGACCTTCGCCACAATCGTGTTGGCGGTCGGGTCGAGCTCTAGCACCACGGTGTCGATGCGCGGGTTCGTTGCGTTCGCGGTAGTGATCGCAAGCGACTTAGCGGCATCGTTGTAGTAGTAGTGTCCACGCACGAGAGCCTGACCGGCCGCAACGCTCACGGTCATACCCGTGCCAGGTGCAGTGACCTTCAGGTCGGTGGTGTTGAACGAGCCCTTGACGCCTTCACCGATGTTGCGCGACCACTGGGAGAACTGAGTCTCCGTCGTGTCTACGCCGTCAAAAGGCCAGTAGGTTTCTGCCATGTTCTATTCCTTACTTATAGCGTTCAAGGTTGTTCAAACGGAAATCAAGGTCTTCAGCGAGCGCCTGAATCTGAGCCTCGTAGGACTGTTGCTTTGGTTCGCCCACTGTGCCGTACAGGCGCACACCGTCAGGGGAGACCAGGAGACCGACCTCGTTCACGACGGCACTCAACTCGTATGAGCCGACAACGACTGTCACGGTGTCGCCGAGGAACCAGTCCACGCCGAACAACATTGTGGAGTCATCGGTTGGTTTGACTGCGGCCGAGATGATGGCCTTGCCGTCAGTTCCCAGCACGGAGTCACCAGCGGTCGCTAGAGCCGTCGAGTCTGCCGAGTCACGGGAATCAATGAAGGCTTCGATTCGTCGCCCCCACGCGGTCTCTGCGGCTAGTGAGGTGGCGTTGGAGCGTTCGAGGAAGGTGCGTGCCGTGCCGTCGCCCTGACCACCCACGATTGCGCGGGTCATCTTCGGACGCTGGAGGCTGTAGGAAGTCTCAGTCAGCAAGTCGTTGGCGATGTCGAGTCGAATGGTGCTAGTGCGGTTCGTTGGCGTGTAGACCTCGAACAGCAAGCTCGAACCCGACTGACGCACATCGAAGCCGATAGCAGTACCGCCAGCCAGGGAAGCATCAGCCACCTGGTTCAGCAGGTCATACAACACATCGAAGCGAGCCGAAGCCTTGACCGTTGCACCGCGACCATAGTCACCCTCAGTTGAGAAGCCGGTGACCTTACGGGCGGCAGGTGCAAGCGAACCGATGTTCACTTCGACGTACTGCTTCATAACGGTTTCGGCTGCACCCGTGCGAATGTCGTAGGCGCTGGTCTGCAAGGTGACGTCTGCCGTCGATGGGGTCGGGTAGGCGAGGCGGTCTTGCAGGATGATGCTGTCGTCGTAACCCTCAATGACCGTGACACCCACCGCGTTCTCAACGCTCTGAGTGGTGGTCACCATCTTGGTTGGTCCAGAGATCAGCGTGCGACCCTGATAAGTCACGACCAGGCCGGCACCAGGAGTCGCTAGGAGCGTCTGGAGCGAATGCCCGTAAGGCAACTCTACCTTCCAAGAACCGACCTCGTTCTTGCGCAACACGCAAGTCAAGCCTGGCAGGAACTCGTCAGGAATCTGCCCGACGCGGTTCAGGTTCGCGTCACGCACTTCGACAATAAGGTCGGATACCTGCATTTAGTGGATGACCTCTCGGCGAGGGTAGTAAGTCAACGAAATCTTGGAGGCGCTAGTCGCACCGTTACCGAGGACGCTCACCGAGGTAGTGCCAGGGGGAAGGCTGAAGAACTTCGGGGCGCTAGAGAGGTTCGAATACTTGTTTGCGCCAGCCGAGTCCACGACAGTCTTCTTGGAAGTGTCGATGGTGATTACTTCACCGGCGGCGATGGCAGCGTTGTAAACGAAGCCCGTGGTTCCAGTATAGATGGAAGCGTTGTCCAGAGGGCCATACAACTTCCAGATAGGGAACGACGGCACGTCGCCCTGGGTGTTGTTCACGACTACCGTACCGATTGCCTGAGTACCAGTGAGCTTTAGTCGGCTCAACTGTGGGAGCAGACCGCGCCCGACGTTTGCCTGGCCCACGCTCACGGTCGATGCCGAGGCGGAAGTCCAGAACGGGCTAGGGGCTTGCAGGTTCAACACCCAGCGAGCGAAGTAGAGGTTAGCCTCGTTGCCCTTAGCGGCGTCAGCACCGCCCGCGTAATAGACCTGGATGCTGTAGGCGCTGCCGTCCGAGTAGGTGGCAGTCATGGTGGTTGCACCGTTGACGTTGCGGAGCAGGTTCGACAAGCGTCGGAGTTTCGTCTCCACGTCGGTGCGGTCAGAACCGATCACTACGACAGGCAAGTCAAACTCACG